TCTTTTGTTTAGTTCGTTTCTCATATTCTGTAATTAGCTCATTAAAATCATAATAATTTCCGGGAGTAGCCTTCTTTAAATCTGGGAACATCGATACCATAGCGATTTCGAAAGAATGAATGATAGGTATGATTTGTATCTGGGCTTCTTCGAAATCTAGGCATTCTCTTTTATAATTTTCATAAGGTTGTATCTTTACGCTAGAAGATATACTATTGTTTCTTTTGACTTTACTTAATACTTTATTCAAAGAGCTGATTCTTGTATCATGATGTATATAAAATAACTTTCCGTAGTCTTTTATCTTGATATCTTCTCCTTGTATTTTTAAAGGGTTGAGATCGATCAAGTAAGAAACTCTCTCATTTAAAATACCTTTGACGTTTTCTAGTTTGTATTTGTTAATTCTGTTGTATAAATCAGAAGGAAGATATTCCTTGGTCATCATAAATAAAAGAATATCTTGTATTTGGTAGAGTCTGATTATAGACTCGTTATCGCATATTTCGTTATAATTCTTACGATAAAGTCTATCTTCTTTCTCTAATAGCTTATTAGCTTCTGCAACAGGAATCTTGGATGGCCTTAGTTCTTCCATTTTCTTGATCCTTTGCTCTAAGGATAAATAGCTTTTGGATTTACCCTTATTCGGTGATAACTTATCGAATAAACGATAATTACGGGGTTGTGCATAGAATTCTTGAGATTGATCTTCGAAATAAGTTCTAAAATAGTTCTGGATCAAGTATGAGACATTCAATGCCGGACTTTTTTCTCGGGTAGGAGATTCTATTAATTGCTTCAATTTGGATTTTTTCAAACAATTAATGATCGCTTCATTAAATAGACCACGAGGTAGGAATATGGCCTCTTCCTTATCTTGAGGCTTATTAGGCTCACGTTGTAAGTCCCGAAGAGGGTGGCACTGGATATTTAGTTTCCCTTGGAGAATTTTCTTTTGTATTCGTGAAAAATATACTTTCCGCTCCTTAAGGTAAGCGATGTAAAACTCTATTAAAGAGGTATAGTTCGTACCTATTTGAGCTAAAAAAGGATGCGGATTTGAAGAATTGATCAATCCTGCTCGTGTGAAGATTTCCGTTAAGTCATTTCTTCTTATCCCGAAATATGCTAAAGAAACTTGTATGGCTTGGAAATTAGGCTCTGTGACTTTATCCCTTCCATTGTTTTTTGAAGGCTGTAGCCATAGCATGTCTCTAACCAACGTTTCCGCTATTCGGCCTGCTTTTAATATTTCATGTTGCCTTTTACCAAAAGCGGATTTCTGAGATTTGATACGTTCTACCTCATTGAGTTTACTATCTGTCCAAAAGATAGCTTTCATGACCCGGCGTAACATTAGCTCGGATCTCTCTTCCGGATGCTTTTGTTTGGTACTTTTATGGATAGATCGTTCAATGATATCTTTTACGGATAGGGGACAGTGTGATTTATGTATATTATTATTCCGTAAATAAGTATAGAATAACATGGCCGGCAATTCGTATTTACTCAACCAGAAATCGGCGATAGGCATTTTAGCACCCTTCTCATCGATGGTAGGGTAGGTATCTTTCCCTTCTGGTAATACCTTAATACCGATATTATTACCATTAACGATATAATGGGGCGTAGATTGAACCAGATAAGGCTCAAAAGAATTGATATCCGGTATACTATCCGTACTTATATCTATGGATTTTACGTTTAATGCCTCCGATAGTTTCTTTGCGGAGATATCTTGGATGTTTTTACAAAAGCCTGCGAGTTGGAAATTAATGTATCTATCCTTTGTCTCTCTATCGACTCTTGTTTTTTGATATCCATTGTGAAAGTAATTTCCGAGATATGTGTAGAAGCCAATTTCTTTAAAATCAGCTTGTTTGTCTAAAAAGTGCAGGGCAAAAGCCTCAAAGCGACTGCGGAACCGTATTCTGGATCTATCCGGAAGGCCGTAAGGATCTTCGGCATCCGTTGGTTGTAATGTCTCGTTATACATTTCCCGGTATTTAGGCTCAAGGGTTTGATACAGTTCTATTGGTATCTTAGATAGTTCATTCAGTATATCTAAAGCCCGGTCTTGTTTCGTGTCTTTCGTAGTGCGTAAACGTTCTACAGGAGGTTTGGTGGAAAGAGCCGTGAAAACCTCAAGGGTAAGCCTATATTGTAACGAGTCTCCCCGTTTGAATCCGGATAACTTTTTCAAGAATAGATAACTGTACTTCCTTTCAAGGAACATCGAGATGAAGAAAGCATACCCTTTTTCGCTCAGATCGTTATTGTTTGCTAATGTGTAATAGAAATGATCATCTTCTGTTTTTAGAACAACCCGCCCTTTTTTGCGAGTGTATCTACGAAGATGTTCCATCTCTTTCTCCTCGGCTTGGAAACGCTCCTTGATAATGTTTATGGCACTATCGTAGATGCAGTTCAGTGATGAAGGGATATCATACCCACCGGGATAAATACAGATGGGATCATGATAATAATGGGTGTAATAGTTCCTGACGTCATTAAGCAAAGAGGCAAAAGCTGTAATGATGGTTTTATATTCTATACAAAGTTTATCCGATTGCCTTTCACCTTTTTTAGGCGTCTTCATTTCAATGATCGGTTTTATCCATGGTAAATATCCTTCAACGACCTGTTCTAGGTTGTTTTGTGGATTTTGATCGAAGATTGAGTCGATGAGTGTTATTACATGCTTGATATCCCAACTGCTTAATTGCTTTTGGGTGTCCAACTTTTTAGCGATAAAATTAAGTGTTTTTATTAGTCCATCTATCGCTAGGTTTGCATATGCGGCAAAGATATGTTTGTTTTTTATGGCTCCCATAATAAAATGATCTATACCAAGTTCAATTTAGTAATCCGGCGACTGATGTCTTTCAGCGCCATATCCAGAATAGCCAGTTCTTCCTGTGTGAATTTGCAAATTTTACCGTGTACGCTATTCCCGTTTAATCGTTGGTAGAACCAAGAGGATGATTTCCCGAAATAATCTTTGGCTAGATTAGAGACGGACAGGTATGGTAAAACGGGACTCAGTCGCTCACGAATAGTTAGCTGCTCCTTGATGTCCGCGATCTCTTTATGGATGTTTTCAAAGTCATTTTGCACACCTGCGGTAAGCAGTTCGGTTTCCTTTTCATCCATGCTATCCAACAGATCGGTAATTTGTCGGTCTATGGTAGGGCGGTCATTCTCCGGGGACTTTTTCCAAAGTTCCTTTAGTTCAAAAAAACGCTTTACTTTATCCATATTATTCTGTTTTTTGAGTTACACATGAAAGGGAAACTCCCCCTCTGGCCTGGAGGGGGAGAACCTTTCTGGTCAATAATACTTTCCAAGTTCCTTAAGTTCTTTCTCAAGTCTCTTGATCTCTTTATCAACCACCGCTTTCATGAATTTGCTTCTCGAAGTCAGTTCATGATACTTGCGGAGATAAAAAAGGAGATCTTTTTCTGCCTCTTCTATCCGGGCTTTTAGCCCATCGTCACTATGCATAGAGCTCTTGTCTTAATGACATCACAAAGATAATAAATATATTATCAATGGCAAACGTTTGGTAATATTTTTATTATCATAGTATCTGGATTGGAGATAATAACAAAACCGCTCCACCTTCACAGGCAAAGCGGCTGTCCATTACTAATCTAAAAATCTAATACCATGAAAAACACCTATTACTACATATCTTGTTTCTTTTTCTCCTCTTTTTCGATCGCTACTTCTAGGGTATAGAGAGCGTCGTATAAAAGGGATTGTTTTACCTGTTCTTTCTTGGTCACGTCTCCGCTGGCCATCTCATCCACGATGCGTTGTTGCGTGTCGAATATATCCAAAGGGGCTTCATTCCCTCCGGAGGAGAATACCCGGGAGAACTTTGCTTGTATGAAATTCATGCTACCTAGGTAGTACCAGAACATGACTGTCTTTACGATCGGCTCTACATTCCGGAACCAAGCCGGATCACCGTCCTCACGTATGGAGAATGAGCCGTCTTTCCAGATTATGGATAGGAAGTTATCCAATGCCTCGAAGAAATCCTGTCTCATCCGCTGTTGCCAAGTCTGTAGCATGATGAACTGTCCGTAGCTGATATTGGTCAGGCCGTCTTCCGGGCCGTATAACTCGATATCTTTGTCTTTGTAGACGGGGAATGGGTTACGGGTTAAGCGGATATCCAGCTCGATCCCTTTTTCTGTCTCTTGGAATAAGAAATCAAAGATGGTGCTCAACGCCGCCAGTTGCTCGGCCGTGATCCATATACGATTTTTGGGAAGGGAAACGGCGTAACCGGTTCCATTGGCTTTCTGGTATCGCCGGATTCTCGCGGACAGGCAAAACAATAGCATCTTGACCTTGGCTTCTTGGGCCGTACTTTTCGAGTTCAAAATATTGGCGAGAAAGCAAAGCTGTTCCGTTGTCATCTCATCCCATGTGCCGGGCACGAGGTAATCGATATCTTTGATCGTTATTTTTCTCATAATACGAAAATATGTTTGTCCTTGGAATTAAAGTCGTTCTTGATAGGAGCGGGGAGGCCTAGTTCCGGGGCGTAAACTTTCATGTAATCCTCGATTACCGCTTCTAGTGACGTTACCTGCTCGGCGTAGAAATTACCGTTGTCCGTGGGATCGGAATACAGCGGATAGATCACGGGCTTAAACTCCTGCTGGCCGGCCGCCGTACGTTGTACCCGGGTGGTTTGGCTGGTATGGAGCTTGGCTACGTACATGGCGAGCCATACCCGGATATAATCAATCAGCTTGATCCGGAGCGGATCATCCACGCCGGTTCTTAAGGTGTCTTTTAAGCTCTTGTCAAGAGTGGTCCCGATCCAGCGGCATAGCTTCATCTCCAGTGTATCGAGTAGGGGACGGAACTTTTCGAAGGTCAACCGGGAATAATCGATATTCACCTTACCGTAATCTTGGAACTCCCGGGCGGAATTAAGGTAGTGGCCGTTGGCTTGGTTCTTGTAATAGCGGCTTTCTTTCCATTCCGGATAGTCGTTCTCGTGGCTTCCGAGATGCTCCAGTAGCTTATCCAAGTTATTCCATCCCCGTTCCTGCATGCTCTCTTCCGATCGGGCGATCTTTTGATCGCTGGCTACGGTGAACTTATCGTTCCGGCTTACCGTATGCCCGCTGTCACCGATCAAGACCCCTAGCTCCGGACTGGCTAGCGCTACGGCCAATGGTCCCAGTGTCCGGCTGGCGAGCATCTTGATCGTAAGGATATCTTCCGTTAACGGCTCTCGATACAGCCGATCGACCAAGGCTTCCCCGAGGTAGGGGACGATATATCGATCGAAAGCGTCTTGAAGATAAGGCTCCAATATCTCGAACTTAAATGAGGCGTTTACCTTGACGGTATGCCTCAAATCATCTATCGTTTGTAGGAATGGCTGTGTCATGATTATACTTTTTCGTTACCGATACTCTTTTCCGATCCCGTGTTCTTATCGAGTGTCGTTAGCATGATATTGGGTATCACGAACTCGATGTCTTTTCCCCATCCGTTGATCTCCCGGGCTAGGTATAGCGGGAGAACCATCATGTCCCGGAGCGGCTTGAACAGCACTTGGGCGATAATGAATAACTCCCGGGCCTCGGTACCGTTGATGTTCTTCGATTTCCCGGGCGACGCTCCTTTCAAGGATGGATGTACGCCCATCGTGTTACAGATCACGTTTGTCGCTTCCTCCGAGTCCTCGATATACTCACCGCCCTTGATAAATGATTCCAAGGGCTTGATGATGATATCGTTCTCCTCGTATTTATTGATCTGATCATACCGGAAATGGGATACGAAGCTCTTGCCGGCGTTCTCCTCTCCGGAAAGGAAGTCGTTCAGTTGTTGTAGGAAAGCGTTCTTGCGCTCGTTCCGTTTCTTCTTGTCATCCTTGGGGATACCTTCCGAGTCGTAAAGCTTGTCCCAAAATTTCATGTTGATGGAGACGTGATATTTCAAGACCATCTGGTTTTTCAGCAACGCCTTCTTGAATTTCGGGATGGCGCAACTGAACTCGTACCAATCGAGGAAGATGGACCACCAATAAGGGCGGTTGTAATAAAAACGCCCCGGTACCGGCATATTGAGGCTTAACGTATAGCCATTCTCTTCCTCGTCCTTTTTCTCTCCGGTCTCCGGATCGGGTACGAGCCCGGTACGGACCTTGAGATCGTAAAGCGGGCTTCGGCGGTCTAGCAATCTCGTTACGATCACGTCGTCCGGAAATGACTCCTCTCCCCATTGCGAGGAATAACCATGATACTCGATGCGTTTCGTCTTCTCGTCTTGCTCGCTGATCCGGGAAAAGCACATCTCCCGGTGCCAGATCTGGACTACCTTCGGTCTCTCTCCGGCCTTCCGTTTGCCAAAAGCCAGATAGACGAAAGAGTCGGAGAATACGACCAGATCGTTGGCCAGCTCGGACATTACCCGTAAGTAGTTGCTATCCGATATGAACTGGAATATCTCCGGAGCCTCTTCCGGGGTAAGTTCCTCCAGCTCGATCTTTTGGGTCTCCGGATTCTTCACCCTCCGGCAGACCATCAACCCATCGCCGTAGGCCATGTTCGCCTTGAACTCGATATTGCTGCCTACGATCGTGTTGTCGGCGATCTTTTTCATGATCCTTACGGGCAACTTGTCTTGGTGACCGAACGGGACAAACCTGACCTCTTTCTTGACGGAAGATCCTTTGGCCGGGGTAATGACCGTGGCCGTGAATTTTTTATCCTCCAGAAAACCTACGTCCTCGGTCATGACCACCGCCGCTTTCGCTCCGGGGAGGAAAGCGGTGTCACCCATTAGAAATACGTTCTTGCGTCCCATTATGCGTATATTTTTTTACCGTTAATCCGGATGATCATGCAACGGATGAACTTCCGTGGGAACCGTTCGCCCCGAATCCGGATGTTTACCGTACTTCCCTTGGCGTGGATCGAGCTGAAGTAGGCTACCTCATAATCCTCGATCGAGCCGGGAGAGCCATTTCCCTCCCGGCTTTCATTCAACCGCACGTACGAGAACGAGAACATCTTGTATCGTCCCCGGTCATCCTTTTGCTGCATGACAGCCCAGACATCACTTTGTTTTATCCTTTTTTCCATATCTCCATCTTAAAAAGATTACCAAGGCCAGAACCATCGTTACGCCGAGCGCCCACCACCCGAGGGCGTTCTTGCCGACATCGGAGTTGAGTTCGGTATCTCCGGATCGCTCTTCCTCATGGCTGGCTTCCGACCGGGCGAAAACGCTCTCGTTCTCCTCTTTCTTTTGGCTTTCCGCTTCTTCTTTTCGCTCGTTCTCATGTTCCTCGCCTTCGAGTGTCGTTTCCGCCTTGACCGGGTATCGGCCGTTTTCGTCCGGCTGCCGCTCAAGGTCGAATTCCCTTCGTATGATCCGGATGTTTCTCCACCGATCTCGCACGGTGTTGGAACTGGCAAGCCGTACATCCATAGAGGTATCCAAGCTCTCCAATACCTGTCGCTCTTGATCTCTGTAATGGCTATGATCAGAAGCGCTACGACGCACGGAGCAGCTAGCGCAAAGAGCCACCATTCCGGCCAAGACACACAATCTCTTATAAAGTCCATATTCCATGATTCGCTATCCAAAAGGGAGTTCGCATAAACAATACCACTCTCACATCAGTTCCCAGCCGGCCTCGATGTCTTCCATAGGGATACGCTCGCCGTTCTCCATGTAGCACATGGCATCCACTAGGGCGCACATCGTTCCCTTGTCCGACAGGTCTAGCCGGCAACAGTCCGGCATTTGCATCTCCCGGCATACCCCATCGTACGTAAGCCGCCGTGTCATTCTCATCGCGGGGTGCCCATCGTTCTATCAGTTCCTTTATGGAATGTAGGTTATACGATCGCTGGTATTTTAGCAAGAGCTTCATCATGGCCCGTACCCCATGCGGTATATCCTTGAATTCCTCGAAAGCGTTGTCCTTTTTATCGGCTTTCGATACTTCTCCGGCCCAGTCGTTCCGCTCCGAGTTCCGGATATTACCGGGGTTGTTGTTTCGGATTCCCCTTGGTGTCGTTGTCATTTTTACAATCCTCCTTATCTAATTGGTTACTAATATTCTTTCCTAGCTTAGACTCGATCTCTCCTTTGAGTTGTAGTTTAAGCAGCTTTGGAAACATCATGTTCGGCCAGATAATCAATGCGCTACCCAGCATGCTCCACAGCTCGCACACACAGGCTAGGGTACATCCGGCCTTGGTGATTATGGCGTTATCTTGAGTGAATATCCGTTCCGTAACGAATACCACGAGCATGAAACCGAAATAGACGATCACCTTGGCGGGGGTATCTCTTCCGCTTTGTGATAGGAAGAATTTACCTTGCTTCTTTGCCGAGAACATCCCGAATAGCAAGTCGGCCGTAATAGCCACGCCCATAGCGGCGAAAGCGTATTTCACGGGCGAGATAAAATTCAATAAGAATATCATTCCGCTTATTATCCAGCCCCAAGAATGGTTCAATACCATCTGGAGCTTAATCAAGATCCTCTCTACGATCGGGCTAAATACCTGTGATATCATCTCCAAACATTTTTCACAAAGATGCTCTTAATCATACCTTCGGAAAAGGACATGAAAAAGCCCCGCCGGGGATTTCTCCGGGCGGGGCTTGATTGATGTGTTATTCTTCTGGCAATAGTAGCCGAAGGGCTCCGTCAAGTTTCATTTCAGTTCCTCCTTTTCCACTTCTTTGAAGAATGCGGCTATAGAATGATACAGTTCTATTAATTCTTCACGGCTTATATCGCGAATACAGTTCATGCTTTCTCCTATATTTATATCGTAGGAGGCTGTCTCTTTACCTCTTTTATAGAATGATTTTACACGTGATATATCAACCCTTGTCATTTTCAGCCTCCTTTCTTTCAATAAATTGGTTTATAACAATTCCCATTTCTTTTAAAGAGTCATAGTCTATATCATCCGGAAAACGTTCATCTGTGTATACACCATAATTATAATGGACAGATGAATAGTTACTCCACATCACGCATTCCTGTACTACGCATCTCATCCTCTACCTCCTTTCTTCGCAGAGTTGTAAATGAACCAAGCTACCACCACTAGCGGTAAGAACGCCGGAGACAGCATGGCTAATAAGGCTACTGTGTACATTTTAGCCTCATAGATGGATTTACAGGAGGCGATACCAAGAGGTAACAGGTTGTAGAACTTCTGGACGCTAGTCCAAGAAAAAAAACTCGTTTCGTGAGTGGACGTTGATTGTAGGGTACTATTATTCCCCGGCAAACAAATGTTTTCGTGTTTGGACATAACTAACATTGTTTGTTTGGGGCAGGAAAAACAAAAAACGGTCTCGCCTGTCCCTTTGTCCTACACCACGAAAGGCAGTTATGGCCATTAAGCCATATCAAGGGGGTACGAAACCGTTGTATTATATATATACGTATAGTATGGGCACAAAAAATACCGATACAAATATGTTCGGCGGTCACCCGCCTTTCGTGAAATAGGACATTGCAAATATGGTGAAAGTTTTTGGGATGGCAAAAGAAAAGCCGGCTTTTATTGGGCCGGCTTTGAATATTCAATCATCATCTTCATCTTCCAATTGTGGTTTCTGAGAAAGTTTACTGAAAAAGCCCTTTAATCCCATACCTCCTCCCAAGCCGGTTATGAACGTTAAATATGGAATAAAGTATTGATCCTTAAAAAAGAGAATCAATAACATTATAGTAAACAGAGCTATTCCACCTCCAATTAAAACGTAACGCAAAGTCTTCTGGTCAATGATAGAAGCATCTAATGCCTTCAAATTTAATTTTGCTTGAACATCTAATCGTTTAGTAGAATAAGCAAATGCATTATCTTCATTCTTTTCCATTAAATTCAACAACTTGTCTTTTTGGTCTTTATCAAATGTTGATATATCTAAGTTGTTACGATTAGAACGTTGCAAAGCCATCATTTCCATCTGTTGCATAATTCCCTGCATCTTTTTATGAGTTCCTTCTTGAGTCTCTGAAATTTCAGGCGTATCAACAATTTGTTCTTCTTCTTTTGTTTTGATAGGTTTATTCATTTGTAACAAGTTGTTTAAGTTGTTTTACGTAAAGAATATTCCAAGAAGATTTATCTATTTCTTTTCCATTCTTCTTTAATGCCAAATTAGCGGAGAAGTCTAGAAAAGAAGAATATGAAGATAGTTTATCTTCCAAATAATATTTTATTTTTTTATCATAAAAAGCATCTCTTGCCAGCTTTACCAGCTCTTCTTTATCTGCATCAGATAAATCATGAAGGGAAGCATATTCATTTATTATATCTAAAAATGAATTGAAAGCCTCCTCTAAGACTTTTACTTTAAGGCTTTTATTATACATATCATTCGTTTTTTTAGATTAGTAATTATTGCCATAGTAACTTTTGTTATGCAAAGATAATTATAAAATCAATCCTATTATGTCGGAATTGTTAAATTTTGTTGCGATTTTCTATTGCTTATTACTATGGATCTATATAACAATTCTTGCCATAAAGTAGTTCATTCATAAATTATTATAACTACTAATCTCTACACATCTATACCGATACTAACCCCTTGTAGTAGTCTTTTCTCATCTTCGTCATCGTGATCACGACACAACTATCTATTATTCACTTCAAAACAATCAACAAACAATGGCTACAACTTACAAATTAGTGCAGCGACGGGACATGCACAAGGGAGCGACTGAAGGCGATAAGCTTTATTACGCACAAGCGAAATCTACGGGTACTAGTGATATGGAGCGTCTTTGCTCCATGATTGGCGAGCGTTCTTGCGTATCCAGCGCAGACGTGAAAGCGGTGCTGGACTCGCTTATCTACGTGATGAAGCTGGAGATGTCGGACGGCAAGATCGTACAGCTGGGTGAGTTCGGTAATTTCCGTATCACGTTCGGTAGTGAGGGGACGAAGGTGGAGAAGGATTTCAACGCTACTAAGATTCGTCGTCCTAAGTATACCTTCTCTCCGGGTAAGGCGCTTCGCTCGCAAGCGAAGGTATTGCGATTCGAGAAGGTAAGCGTAGAAAAAGGCGAGGGAGGAAAAGACTCCGAGAGTCCGGACGAGATCTAGGCTAAAAGCACGCATCGTTTGAGGGAGAAGGGCGCATCGTTTTGGAAAAGAGGGTGCGTCCTTTTTTTATGAGGTTAGTATTCAGTATATTTGATAATTTATAAATAGAGAAGGATGGACAATGAGAATTTTAAGATAAGGGCTTACGGATTGCAGGAGCTAGGCATTCAATATTTCCCGAATAGCGCACCGGCTTCGGCCTCGATCCAGCTAAAGAGATGGATTAATCTAAACAAGGCGTTACTTTATGAGATTACCGAAGCCGGGTATCATTCCGGGCAACGCTTACTCACGCCACGGCAAGTACAAATCATAACAGCGCATTTAGGGCCTCCATAACAGGGGCTCTTTTTTTGTCCACGCATATTTCGCAACGGTTTCTCATTGTTGAAATGTTAATTTGTTGATACTTAATAGCTGCGCACCTCTCAAGTAGCGTTTTTTTCTCAAAGCGTGCGAAAGCACCCCGCAGCGCCCTACAAAAAAAATGCGGGCGCAAGTTCAATTTTTCACCTTATCTGCTGCCTCCCTCAGACAGATCACGCATGAAATGCGTCTACAGATTTTTAATGAAGGAAGATGATTCCGGATTCTGCGTACGCGAGTTCAGGCATAAAGAAATTCGCGCCGACAAACAATGTGTCCCATGCGTCGGTAATGTGTGTCTTGTACTCATCCGGGTTATCGGGGCTGTCTTCTGTGGCTTCCGGCGATTTGTCTTTCTCGAATCCGTTCTTGCCTACTTTCACCGCTGTTTGCTCCATGGCGAGTTTGAGGAACTCGTTGTTGTATTTATTGAAAACAGGATAAAGGAGCGTCGGATCATGCTTTAAGGCCCGGTCTATTTGCTCGTGCCTCCAGTCGTGGCGGCTTACCTGTCCGATATAGATATCGGTGATATCCCAGCCATATTCCTTGAAGATCCGGATGATGGTATCTTGATAGGACTCGGAGTTATTGCCGGTAGTCCACGTGAAGGTCTGGTCATAAAAGAAGATGATATCACGTTTGAGCTTGTATTTGTAGTATTCGCAAACCTGACGAGCCAATTCATCCAGCTTATCGGGGGTCTTGACAAAGAAGCTCTTTAGGGTACGTAATTGATGGCCTTGTACCTGTCCGATACATGCGGTATTGATAGCGGAGTTACTATCGAAACCGATTAGCAAGGGAGCGTCCATATCCAGATCCCCATCGGCTAGGCATCCGGCCAGTCGCAGCCGGTTCCAGTCCGCTCCCATGCTACCCATGTAGCGAGTATCGCCGGGGGTATAGAAATGGTAATCGTTCAAGGCCGAATAGAAGCCATTAGCGACACGGAACAGGCGTTCGTTCATGAATGCGGTACGCCATATAAGGGAAGGAACGTTGCGGTACATTTGCCAAATGTAATCTTTGCCTACGACTTCCATGTTATCGAAAATATCATACTCTCCGTAATATACCGTGTACTCCCGGGTCTTGCCACGCATAGGTTTGACAGGCGCTTGATACTTACGAGCCAACATCAAGTCATGGCGTAATTCTTTGTATTTGCGTTGGGTGTATGGTGTTTGTTCCGGAAGGCGCTCGGTTAATTTCATTTCCCGGTATAGGTTCCGGATCAAGTTGATATGAACCGGATTCATGTCGTTGATCTTATCCAATATCCAACGTCCGGCTTTTAAGGTTGGCATATCCGTGGAATAGAGAACGGAATGATGCCAAGGGCATTGGTTGAAATCTTGCAAATTTCCCCGATTGGCGGGATCAACCTCGGATTTTATCTTATCGTAGTCTAGGAATTTCGCCTCCGGACCGATTACCCAATCTAAGGACATGGAGTTCGCTGACATCCCTTGACTGAAGGAGAGTACGACCAATACGGTGCCATTCCAGAAATGAATGCAATTGCTCCATGCGGTCTGAAGCGGCGGGCGTTTGGGCTTTCCGAAATTGGCGGACAGGGGTGCCCTGCGGCCAACAAAGAAATGAATGCCCTCGATATAGCCCCATTCGGCGAGAGCGTGGATAATCGCCGGTAGCGTATTACCCCAAGCCTTGGCATAGGATGGAGAGATTAAAGCCCCGGTAGAACCCGGCATGGACCAAACATTCCGGATGATGAAGCGTGCGTCCAAACCCTCGGATTTACCGGTACCACGGCTACACACCCAATACTCGTCGTGGGCGGCGATCGCCATTCCCATGCGTTGCATCTTATTGAAAAACTTGCGTTGCGCCTCTTTCGCTTTACGGGTGAAAGGTTCAGTCATCAGTGCCATAGTCGTCTGTAATGGGTTCAATATCTACGATATCATGATCTTGCTTGAACAATGCCCGGAATGATTTCCTTTCTTCTTCAAGATTAAGGATAGGCTTGAAATCATCTCCCATTAACGTGACATCATCGGATGGCTCAAAGCAGGGTGGTTCCCAAGCGCTTCGATCAATGTCATCGTCTTCTTTATCGGAGCGGGTGTATTTACCGATCTTGTCCGCGTTGGCGGCGATACCTTTGGGGTCTTTGGCTTCCCGGGCGATGCGGATACCTTCCTTGGCGGCCTCGATCACCATGTAACGATACCAGTTCTTGCCGGCTAATTGTACATTTCCTACGAGTCTCCGGATAGCGGCCAAATCACGGTAAGCGGTGGCTTGTGATACGGGCTCACAACTACCGTCGCAACCGGCCATTAGGAAAGCGATCAGGTCTTTGTCGGCTGTCATGGGGTCTTCCAATAACTTGGAAACACATAACATCCAGCGATCTTTTTGCATAAGCTCCCGGCAGGAGAGAAGGCTTGCCGCTTCTTCATGCCCTTTGAAAAGTACCGTGGCTATCTTGTCGTATGATGTTAGTTCCTTGTTCATTCTTTCTAAATAGGTTATGATAAAGGGGAACAGCCAATACCTTATGGATTGTCTATTCCCCTTCATTATGGAAGCAAGATTTATTTCAAGTTATCCAGTTCCGCCAGCTCACGTTTGTAATAAGCCAAGCGTTGTTCTGCTTTTTGCCGGAGGTTAAGCTTCCCGTTTTTCTCATGTTGGGCGATAGAGGTTTCCGTGCGCCGGATATTCTCCCTCAGTCGTTCGATCCGGTTGGCGATCTGCATACCTTTCAGCAATTGATCGGCCGGGAGCTCCTCGGTTTTTTGAACCTCGGTTTTTAACTGGATCTGCTTACCCTCGGCCCAAGCGTCGATCTGGTCCCATAGCTTGGCACGGCGGCTCCAAAGCTCATGCACCTGATCGGCGATCGGCTTGCGTTGCTCCGGAGTAAGGGCCTCGTTCTGCATCTCCGTGAATAAGGCGGCGTACAAGGGGGTGATCTGGCGGACCTCGTCGAAGATCGTACGGATGTTATCCGGAAGGGAGGAGTACGTGGCGATCTTCGCTCCGGGCCGTAACAGGGCGAATTGATCTTGCAGTTCTTGCAACTCTTCCTGCGCTTCCTCCAGCTCGGCTTGCAATTGATCGATCTCTCCGGATTTATCGTCATTATCTTCCTCCAGCTCGGTGATCTTGTCTTGTAGCTTGAATAGCTCGGATTCTTTCACGAGGATTTCTTTTAAGACTTTATCGCCTTTTAGCTGATTCGCTGTTTTCTCGATCGCCTTTGTTGCCGCGACCGCTGTTTTCAAGAGTATCGAACCCCGTTCGGAGATTGTTATCTGGGGTTGGGCCGACGATAGGCGTGCTACGGTTGTCAACTTATTCACCAATACGGTGAAATGGGAATCGAACTGCGGAACCTCCTTTACCTCGCTAAAGAAAGCGATATACTTCTTTCTCATCTCCTCCGGAGCTAGAGCTTGAAAAAGCGCTAGACCATCCGCGTATTTACGCTTACGGTCCGCTAACCAGTTTTGTAATGTTATCATTTAAGAACCTCCTTCCGGTGGAGTAGGAGCTACCCCGGTGAATAATGCGTCTATATCGATAGGCGTTCCCATGATAATCATAGGGGCGGGGCTATCGGCCTCGAAAGTGAAGGACCAACCTCTTTTGTCGGCCG